CCACGAGCTTGCTGTGTTGGGGTTGTCTTTGTGGCTTCTGCAGCAGCTTTTGCCGCGGCGGCTTGTTTTTCTTTCCACTCTTGGTATTTATCATAATACTTTGTCGCGGAATCTCCCAAACTAGAAAGCTGTTGCATACGATTTATTGCATCGTCTTGTTGAATCCTTGGTGCTTCAGAAACCATCAACCGACCAACAGGGAGGTTTGCCTCCGGAACACGGCCATGTTTGCCAATGCCACCAGACATTCCGCGAGCGGTTGGTACATGGCTCCGTTCAATGTCGCCGAAGAACCCTTGCTGACGGGAGAGAATGTTGTAAATTGAGTATGGGTCGTAAGGATCGTATGCCCCGCCTCCTTCAGCGAACCCTTGTCCAATGTGTTGCATGCCAACGGCCCCGCCTTCAGACGCCAAACCACCTTCTTCAAAATGGCCACGCTTGGCAGCGTCTTTTGTCGCCGCGTCGTAGTCAACAGTCTTGTAGCCCTTAGCCAAGCCAACAGCTTCAGGGTGATGCTTCTCGACGTTCTGAGCGGACAAACCGATCTGCTTCGGGCCGTCCTCGCCTTTGTAACGGAACTTGATGATGTCTTGACCGTCAAAGGTCTTACCGATCTTTTCAATGTCGTCCTTGAGACGTTCATCCGAAAAGAACGACATAGGCTGAGTTGTGGTTGTGTTCGAACCAGACAACGCGCCTGTGCCCATTGCAATGTTTCCAAGAAACTGAGCAACCTGATATGGGTATGCCTGTTCTTGCAAGAACTGGTTGTACAAAGCGGTCTTTCCGGCCTGTTCAGTCTGCTGACCAAGGGTACCCGCGCCGATCTGCGCTTGAGACCCCTGTAGCCCCGCCTGTTGGCCTTGAAGGCCAAGCTGGCCAATCTGTCCAAGACCGCCCATGTAATTTTGTGCGGCGTTCTGAAAACCTTGCGACTCCATGCCACCAATCGTCTGACCGAGGGCAAGGTTCTGCTGATTGATCAGGTTGCCCATGCCAATGTTGGCTCGATCGCCGCCGAACGCGCCTTGGCCGATCGCGGAGCCTTTCATCTGAGCTTGCTGTTGCCCCGCAACATTTTGCATCTGATTTCTTGTCGAGGCAACCGCGCTCTCAAGGTAAGGGTTCATGTAACCCTTCACGCCTTGGCCAAAACCTTGAGGAGTAAAACCTTGCTGCGCATATGCAATCGAAGGCTGCGCAGCATTGGCGTACTGGTTCATGCCAACTTGACCTGTTTTTTGCTGTTCATTTAACGGCGCAACAAATTGTTCCGGCGTTGTGCCGTATTGCTGAAAAGGTTTTGCGGCAACGCCCTCGGCACGAGTGTTTACAGAATTGTAACGCGCCAGAACCTCGGGAGGAATCGTAGTCGCTGAACTTGTGGTTCCGGTTTTCCCGCCCATGTCAATGCTCCGTCGCGTTTTCAGGTTGAGCTTCGTCTGCCCATTCGCCTGTTTTCTTGCCATAGATCCAATAAGCACCCGACTGTGGGCCAAATTGCCGTTCGTAAAGTCTAACTTTGCCTTCAGCCCTATGAGAGCTCAAGATCCCAATCACCAATGGCAATTGTAATACTTCTGCAGCTTGTTTTGCAAATTCACATAGTTTTCTTGCCCGACCACCTTTTGCGCTCCGGTAATCAGGATGAACGAAAATTGCCCGTTCGACAATCGTCAAATCGTCCGAGTACCAAAGAGACTCTGTGCGCAATAGGATCGCGGCTTCAAATTGCTCTTCAGGATTGCCAATAATACCGACAATCCCGTGATCCCTTGTCAGCCCCGCCCAAAGCTCGCCTAAGAGCTTCATTGGATTAGGATTGGTCAAACCGTTCTCTTCGCATGCCGCAGTAGCCAGTTTCATCATCCCATCGATGTCTTCCGGCGTGCCGACACGAACGCTGAGTTCTTTTTCCATAATCAATCTCTCTTAGGGCCAGGTAACTTTTTCAACGTCTCAATAGTTCTCTTTCGATATTGTTTAACAAAATTATCGAGAATTTCATGCCCATGATCCATGTCGCCACCGCCAATTTTAACAACATCATCAGGCTTTATAACATATTCTCCACCCGCCGCTACAATCTCTACAGGAGCAGCTCCGCCAGATGCTCTTGCGCCGTATGGTTTGCCTTCGGCATACGGGCTCGGAGAAGGGTTGTATGGCTGTTTGTCGTTCTGCATGTAGGGTTGTGAGGAGAACATCTTTCTGGCGACCTTAAACCCCGCCATTGTGTTGCCTTCGCCCATCGCTGAAATGATATCAGCCGGAATCACATAAGATCCGGAATCAACATTCATTGGCAAATGATCTGTTCGTCCGGCAACCGGAGAATGAATTGGGCCTTCATGAACCTTATTCACCGGATAAGGAAAATCAGGCTTTGTATATGACATGTCAGCTTTGGTGTAAGACATGTCGGCAAATGGACCGCCACCCGCTTTCGCCGTCCGAGCAGAAATTTTAAACGCTTTGGCGGTCGGTGCGCCTTTTGAGTTTGGTTTCCGCATGCGTTCTTTTGAACCGTGGGCGATGCGCTCGCGTTTGGCGTGGATGTTGGCGTACAACCCACCGCCCATTGCCTTTGTGTTCCGAGCAACGTTCAATGCCGCGGCAATTGCTTGATCTTGCGGGTGGCCAGAGTGCATCATCTCCGAAATATTGGAGCTGACTGTTTTTTGGGAAGAGCCTTTTTTTAACGGCATAACGACCTCACGTATAAGTGACAGAAGCAACCTGTCCTGTTCCGGTGGTGATGACAAGGCCGTCTGCAAACGGGACTTGAATTTGAACCACGCCAACCGTGTTGGGGATAATGTAAATCCGCAAGCCTGTCAGCGAGTTGATGTTGCTCGAGTCGTACATTGTCCCTGTCGCTGAACCCGCAACAATGACTGAAACATTAGCCAACCAACCGCTACCAACTTTAATTTGGTAAGTTGTAGCTGCCGCAATTTCTTTTGTGTTGTTTGTTCCCGCAAACTTGGCCAGTGCGCTTGGGTATTCACCAATTGCAATGACGCCGTTTTTCTGGGTGGTGAGAATATCGTCAAGACTTGCCATTAGAATTTCCCATCAAGTTGAGCACGGTAGCGCAATGCACCAATCCGGAAAAATGTTCCGTTCAACGCAACATCATTTGCGTCTGCCGTGGAGCATGAAATACGAAGCAATCGATTACGAATTCTAACGCTCAAATACTGCGTGGTTGAATTCATTTCGTATGGGCCATATTGGATAGGAGTATCTCCTGGATAATCCGCCCCATAAAACGTTAGATACATGGTCGCAGAGGTCGCGGAACTCGTCAATTGTTGCTCGGTTGTTTGCCATTTGAAATCAGGCCAAATTTGATCGATAAAGATCAAGTTGTCTGCATCGTTCAACTGCATGTAACCCGTTTCAAACGATGACACCATTGGCGAATTGCCAGCATCGTAGCCGATTTCATGTTGCCAGATGTAACCATCGCTGTCCGCGCCGAGCGGCGACCCAAGGACGGATTGATCGCACCAAGCAGCACGATCCAACAAACCGTAATCCCATGCTTGGGTGAGGGTATTATATTTAACATATGAATCGTTATACGTTGAATTTGAAGAGGGATAAAACCACATCACCTCGTCAAAAATCGAATTTGTCGCGCATTGAACCATGTCACTATAAGGATAGCCATTTGGGTCCAAACTGGTGTTTAAGTTTTGAAATATTTGATCCCAAACAGGACAAGCCATGTCTTGTGGGCCACCTTCGGACAAAACGTTGAATCCCCCAGGAGACATCCAATACGTTGCTCTCCCAAGAATACCAACCGCCTTTTGCGCAAGCAATCCAACACCGTCCGCGAGCTTGTTGAACCCAAACACATTCGGATAGCCAATGTATTGCATCGCCCAAAGAGCAAGATCCGTCCAAATCAAAGCCTGTTGGGAAGCCTGAATTCCGCCAACAATCTTGCTTCCTTCCGCAAGCCGGAAAGAACCAGCTTGGTTGTTCGCGGAGGCTTGCCAAACGGTTGCGTCTCCAACTTCCGACCAACGGATCAGCAACGGATCCTGAATGCCTGTCACTGTCGAGCCGTAGGCTACGACCTGCCTCGAAGGCATTGCGATGAAATGACCTGTGTTCGCGGTCGGGGCAGTCTCCAACAAAAACATGGTTGTTGTTTGTGAAGAGGGCGACCAATAATAAATTTCACCGTTTTGAACGTTTGCGGTAAGAATTTCGCCAAAATTGTTAATCGTCCAATTGGTTGTTGTTATTGTTGGAGCAGTCGGATAGCCAATCGGAATACCCGCTCCATATCCTCCTGCGCCGTATCCGCCACCTCCGTAACCTAGAGGAGCAAAGGCGGACGGAATGTTGTAATAATAAGTAAATTGCGCACTGCCCAAATTCATAAAAAATGAAGTGCTGCTTGTCGCGGCAGACGAGGCGGTTATTTGATATTGAGTAGAGCTGATATATGTCGTAAAATAATTTCCAAAAATTGTTACACCTGCAGAGGTCGTTGACGTGAGAAACGCCGCTGTGAAACCATCTTGATATGGATGATTTATCTGAGTAACAGTGATAGTTGAAAATCCATTAGAAGTAGTAAATTCAGGAATCGTTGAAATACTTGTTGTTGAAGTTGCAACGAACCCAACGTCAATCGTATAAACGTTAAAATACAAACTTGAAATATAAGTTTGAATTGAATAAACCCCGTTCACAATCAAATTTGATATGCTGATTGGCGTTTTAATAAAAACAGAAAACCCTGTTCGCAATTGGTTTGGGGTATAAACTTTGCCTGTCCCTGTCGTTGTCGTGTTGACAAGGGTTAGGGTGCCGCTCGCAAAGGTCGTTGTCGAAATATTGAACGTTGTGGTGGTCAAAGGTTGAGCGTAATAAGTCGTGCCTGCAGTTACTCCCGTCGGGAGCGACGTGCCATAAAACACTACGCTTGTGTCGAGCGTTGGCGCAACGGCAGATGTGACCACGGTTGGCGACCCATTGGTGAATGAGACAGATTGAACGCCCAACCCAGTGTCGTAAATGGTGACGATTGATGATCCGCTCGTGGTCGAGGCAAACGGAACAGTCACCGTATGAACGCCGCTTCCGGCTGTGGTTGTTGCGATGCCAGTCCCGCCAACTGTAGTTGACACGCCAAAAGTGTTCGCTGTTGGCGTTGGAATGGTTGACGCGACATAATAAACTGTATTCACAGCAAGCGGAGAAGGCAAAGTGCCTGTCGTGGAAAATACGATCGGAGTTCCTGGAGGGTAAGAACTTGCTGTCGCGGTCACGACTGCCGGAGTTGCGTTTGTTATTGTTACGGTGTATGTGCTTTTTGGAGAATTAGAAATCGTTTTTTGGGGAGTGATAACGTTTTCGTTTCTGCTTGCTCCATCAATAACCGAAATACTTTCCTCTGCCCCAACAGCAAGAGCCGCATCCCCAACCAAATTTTGCCAAGGATGAATGTCCGTAATAGTGCTTGAAATTGGACCTTGAGTTGCCCAATCAACCCAACCACCCATTTTCTGAACAAGGCCCATGCCCGAGCGGTCTGGGACAAAACGAATAAGCTGAGACTCTGAAAACGCCGCCTCGTTCAATGCAGGTGTTTTGTAGGTATCAATACCAGGGATCAGCTTCATCGTTGCGTGAGGCATGGGAGGTTACCTCGTTGGTGAAGCGACAGGGGATGGTGAATAGGCTGTCCAAGCCGCCGCCTCGAACTTCTTGCGGTTTTCCTCGACCAACGCGCTTGCCTTGAGGGCTTGGTATTGGCTTTCGTAGCTTTGAGCCATCTGAGGGTCGTCGGACTGTCGGCCAAAGTTGCGTTGATAAGCAGAGATGTAAATCATTGACGCCATGATGAACAAATCTGGCAAATAAACGCTGATGAACGTTGTGGTGTTTGCGGCAGATAAAGGAGTTGATCGAACCGTTCCAGTCAACCGAACTGAGTATGTTGAGTCGGGCGTTGGGCCAACAATGATATTTTGCGACGTTTTTCCGGTTGTTGCAGCATCTCCGCCATAAACCGCAAAGTATTTTGGCAAACCTGTCGTTGAGCCGCCGCCATAAACGTTTTGAATATACTCTTTCCCAATCGCCAAAAGCGGAGTCGAGTTGCCTGATCCGTCAATAACCTCAAACGTCTGCAAAGAAACGAACGACGATGTTGGAATTGTCAGCGTGTTATTGTTAGAAGTGAACGAATAAGACGAATTGCTGATCTGCGTCGAAAGAAAATCCAAATCGCGTTGCATTCGCAATTCAGCGTAATCAATCATGCTTGGGACGATGGTGAGGTAATTCACGTCAGTTTCTTGCACAACCGCCATCGTGGCAATTTGTTCAACGTAGGTTGCGTATGTTAATCCGACCATGTCAGCCTACCATGTTGAAAGCGGTCTTTTCGACTTCGGCCACGCGACGACCCCATCCTTTGCCGAATGTACCCCAAGTTGGCAGTGCTTGCAAGAAAGCCAACCGATCCTCGCAGATCTTGGATGCTAGTTCACGCGGGTTCATTTTTGCTACAGCGGCAAGTGTAGCAGGGCCGATAGCCCCATCAGCGACCACATTACAAGCAGCTTGAAGAAACTTGGAGGCGCGAGCAGGACCGCTATTAATAGCCAAATCAAAAGTAGCAAAGTCCACCCCATGCGGGAGGTCATCGCAGCGGCACTTGTCCCAGTACCGCGCTTTGTAGAGCGGGGCGACGTCTTTGACTGTAAGGGCTTTAATGTCATCTTTGGTTACCTCATGGCCAACCCATTCTTCCCAAACTTTTTTGGTGGTTCCTAAATTTGTTGCTCCACCTGGGTCTTTGGGGTGATCGACGTATCCTCCCTCCGATTTCAAAACATGGGCAAGTGATTCTTCAAAATTGTCTTTCATGGCTCATTCTTTCGGTGTTGAATTGTAAATCATCTGGTCTTTCTTTTGAGAACCGGATGAAGACCCAAAGTAGAATGCGATGATGCCACCCCACGCCGTCTGCAACGCGCCAAGAAGCAGAAGCAATGCCTCATTGCCTGTTGTCGGCAGGCCATAGACAAGCATGTAAATCAGAATGGCAAAGAACCCAACGGTTACTGATACCGCCAAAAGTCTTGGGATGAAATCGCGGGTTTCAGTTTGCATCGACCGAGCCGACTTACGGTCGTCCACCGCAATGCGTTCTAGATCAATATCAAGGCTCTTCATTTTGACTTTAAAGTCGGCGTCAATTTTTTTGACAGACGCAAGTTGCTCGGGCGATGCAGTAAGCAAGGACGCCCGTATATCGTCCTCAGACCCGTCCTCGGTGCCGAGCAATGCCTGAGACAGTGCTTTTGTCGCCATGCCCGCTAATGGGCCGCCCAAGGCAGTTGCCAAGGTTGGAGCAACTGAGCCAAGTAACCCTCCAAAATTTTTAAGCAGATCCATCGTCTTTACCTCCGTTTGATTTAGAACCTAACATGATACCCGACAACGTGCCTGTCAGGAACGTCGCAATTGGAGCAATTAGTTTAAAAAATTCTTGGTCATTTGGTGCTTGCCCGTCAATTGGTTGCACCACAAATATCAGGCTGTATAGCACCGCAAACACCGTCCCTGTCAGCGTCAGGCATAAGCTGATGCCAATGATGAACTGGAGAAGCGCGTGAAGTTCGTCTTCCTTGATCCTCATCGTGCTACCGATCCGCATGGGTTTCTCTTGAGGGTGTCTGCGGAACAGGTTCCAGATGCGGTGCAGATAGGAGGATTGCATTCAGGTGCGTCCCAATTTTTCGGATCTTGGCATGGGTAACGATAGCGGTCCTCGCACCCCGACAAGACCAATAATGCAACCGCTAACAGATACTTCATTTGTGCGCGGTCAGATAGACAAAGAGTGCAAGACCAAGAGCCATAACAATGACGCCCAAGAACATCCAAGCTCCCAAGATAAGCTCAGCTTGACGTTCTTCAGCTTCCTTCTGCGCAATAGCGGCCTGACGCACGGCCTCCTTACGCATTTCCGTCACTTCCTTCTGAATGGAAATCCACGCTTGTTGACCGTATGCCCCTACAAACAGGTTCTTTGTATCAAGTTGCAACTGCTGAGCCTTGGCCCTCAAAGCATATAGCTTGATTGCTTCTGCCTCGTATTCTGCTTGGCTCTGGAAAAGTTTCTTTTTCCGCTGCCCAGAGGTTAATTGCG